ATCAATCGTCTCTTTTTCGACGGTAAACAGCCCGAACTGGCTGGAAACACGGACGAGGTAAACGGAGACATCGAGACTGGCCGCACATTGCCCAGACTTGAAACGATCAGCTTGGGGGGCTGGAGTTATGGGCCTCTTGTTGCTGAGTGGGCGTCCAAGTTCATGCAGACCGATCTCATGCCTTGGCAGTTGCACTGTCTTACAAAGCAGCTCGAGACGGATGATGCCGGCGACTTTGTGCATCGAGAAGCTTTAGTCAGCACGGCTCGACAGAACGGGAAGAGCCTTGCTCTCTCGGCATTGATTGGCTGGTTCTTGACTCACCCTTGGGGTCGCAAGGTAAACGTGCTCAGCACAGCAAACATGTTGGACCGCGCCGAGGCAATCCACGCCACCGTCGCCCCGATCCTTGTCGAGCATTTTGGCGCTAAGCAGATGCAAGCCCTAGGGCGTAAATCCGTGACCATGCCAGACGGCTCCAAGTGGGAAGTCAGAGCTGCATCAGCTCGCTTGCACGGTGGCTCCTACGATCTCGTTGTTGCTGACGAAATCTTCGACATCGCCGGCGAGGTCATGGATCAGGCAATCAGGCCCACCATGATTGCTAAAAGTAATCCCCTGCTTTCTATGTGGTCGACGGCTGGAGATGCGGACTCACTCTTTATGCAGCAAATCCGTGAGCAGGGTTTACGCGACATTGACCGTGGCGAAAACAACGGTCTCTATTTCGCTGAGTGGAGCATGCCCCCCGAGGCCAAGGGCGAGGAGTACTACCGGTGGGCCAACCCAGCACTCGGCACCACGATCACAATGAAGGCTCTCCGTGCAGCGTCCAAAAAGGATTACTTCCAACGTGCCCACCTGAACCAGTGGGTCTCGAGCCGTGGCGCTTGGGACATTGGCGACTGGAGCAAATGCCACACCAACCTTGAAATGCCAGCGGGCGGGGTGCTTGCCGTTGACAGCTCTATCTCTGAGGCTCGCTATGTCGGGGTCCGCGCGGTGCAGATGGATCACAAGACCATCGTGCATGTCGAGTTTGTCGTTGACACAGAAGATGAAATGTGGCGACAGATTGAGCGCGTCATGCAGGACAAATCCACCACCCTTGCGATTACACCAACGCTCGAGATCCACATGCCCACGCAATACTCTCGCCGGTACAGCGTCGTCGGCTATGGCGAGCTGCTTCGCTACACCACCCTCGTGCAGAAGATGATCCTCGAGGACAAGGTTGCCCACACTGGGTCAACCGCATTGGCTGAGCATCTTGGGCGCGCCGTCATGGTCAAGACCGCCCAAGGTGCAGTCCTCTCATCGCAGAAGAGTCCGGGCCCTATCGAGCTTGCTCGTGTTGCGGTGTTTGCAATCTCGCTGGTGAGTAAACCGACTAACCGCCAGAAGCCCATGCTCGTGGTCTCTTAGTAGCGTATGCTCTCACTAAGTGACCGCCGCGCGTCGGGCGTGGTGGCCACCCTCTCGAAAGGTCATCATGGGTTTTTTCACTAAGGGTGAAACTAAAGCACAGATCAGTCCAGCGCCCGTACAAAAGGCAGCTGCTGCTGGTGGCGGTTACTACGCCAACATGCAAGGCCCCAACATGATTGGCCAGTACTACACCTACATTGAAGGTGAAGCGCGTAATCGCGCAATGCAAGTACCAGCAGTTTCCCGCGCTCGTGATCTCCACGCCAGCGTCATCTCGGCTATGCCACTGAAGATGTACCGCGAAACGTGGAACGAAGAAACACGAGAGATGGAATGCATTGATCTTGCGCCTCGCTCGTGGCTCCGTCGACCAGACCCAAGCATTACTTATGAAACTCTCATGAGTTGGACACTTGATGACCTCATGTTTTTTGGCCGTGCTTTCTGGTGGATCTCAAGCAGAACACAAGACGGATACCCCGCCACGTTTACACGCTTACCAGCAGGCTCTGTGACAACACAAGACCAGTCAGGTCCCGTCTGGTTTGCCCCGTCAAACGAGGTCTATTTTCAGGGCGGAATGCTCGATCCTAAGGATCTCGTACAATTTGTAGGCGCTTCACAAGGGATCATTTATCAGAGCGAGCAAACCATTGCCACAGCGCTCAAGATTGAAGACAGCCGCTTTCGCAATGCGGCGTCGGCCATCCCTTCTGGCATTCTGAAGCAAACTGGAGGAGAGCCCCTCAGTGCTCAAGAGCTTGCCGATTTAGCAGCTGCTTTCAACTCTGCTCGAGCAACCAACCAGACCGCTGCGCTCAACGAGTTTTTAACTTACGAGCCAACCAGCGCAACACCGGACAAAATGCTTCTTATCGAATCCGCTAACTACAGCGCTCTGGACCTGTCACGTTTGTGCAATTGCCCTCCTTACTTATTGGGAATTTCAACCGGTAGCTACGCCTATACCAACAGCAGAGAGTCCCGCATTGACCTCTGGACATTTGGCACTAAGGCTTACGCAGAAGTAATTGCCTCCACGCTAAGCGCCGACAACATTCTCCCTCGTGGCACCTACGTCGAATTTGACACGGAGTCCTACATCGGTGAGGTAGAAGAAATGGGCATGATGCCCAATCAAAGAGAACCAGAAGAAAACACACAGGAGCAACTCGCATGATCCGTTTCACATCAGACACAGTTACCGTCAGCGCCGCTGCCGGCGAGCCCACAGGAGAGCGCCGAATAGACGCCGTTGCGGTCCCTTGGAATACTTTTGCGACCGTAAGTGATGGCACTGAGGTCATGTTCAAGGAGGGCTCACTTCCTGTAGATGGCAAGGCTCCTCGTGTTTTCATGTATCACGATTCTTCACAGCCCGTAGGCATAGTGAGCGAGAGGGTCTCCACGAGCGAGGCCATGCTTGCGAGCATGTACATCTCGCGCACTTCAGCTGGTGACGACGCATTGACCCTTTCGGCAGATGGCGTGATGGAAGTTTCCGTTGGTGTAAACCCTCGAGAGTTTTCTTACGACGATCAGGGTCGCATGATTGTCACGGCAGCTGATTGGATGGAATTGTCATTAGTGCCCATCGCGGCCTTTGAAGGTAGTACCATAACTCGTGTAGCTGCGTCAGCAGATACAGAACCCGACACACAACCCGACACAGAAGAAACCACAGAACCAGTCGAGGAGACAACAGTGGAAGCAACCCCAGCAGCTGATGCAGTAGAAGCAGCAGCGATCCCATCCGCACCAATTCCTGCACAGGCTAAGCGCGAATTCCGCATGCCATCCGCAGGCGAATTCATGGCCGCATACCACATTGGTGGCGACACATTTGCAAACTTGAACAAGGGTTTACAGGAGTTTGCACAGTCAAACCGCACACCCCTTCAGGCCGCAGCTGGAGACGTGCTCAGCACCGACACACCCGGCCTCTTGAATGTCAACGTGCTGGGACCTCTGGTTCAGGATCTCAATTTCCTGCGTCCTGTGGTTGAAGCTGTAGGCGCTCGTGCTTATCCAGACGGTGGAACTCAGAAGACTTTTATCCGCCCAACCATTGGAACTCACACCTCGGTAGCCGCACAGGCAAGCGAACTCTCAGCAGTTTCCGCAACCACAATGGTGATCAACTCCAACTCGGTCAGCAAGACAACCCTCGCCGGTCAAGTCACGCTCTCCGTACAGGACATTGACTTCACTTCGCCAGCCGCGATGCAGCTCATCCTCAATGACCTCATGGGAGAGGCAATGATTGCCAGCGACAACCTCGCAGCAGACAACCTCCTTGCAGCAGCAAGCTCATCAGGCGTCTGGGACGGCACAGTCACCGACCTCCTCAAGAGCGTTTACGACTCAGCAAACGACATCTCATCGGGACGCAACTGGTTGCCAACCCACATGTTTGTCAGCGTTGACGTATGGTCGCAGCTTGGCCAGCTCATCGGCGCAGACGGTCGACCAGTTTTCCCTCTGATTGCAAACGGCCTCTCAGGTATGAACGCACTCGGCTCAGCAAGTGCAGCAACATGGAACGGAAACCCACTCGGTTTGCAACTTGTCGTAGACAGCAACTTTGCTGCTAAGACAATGGTCATCACCCGCGTCGGTCAGGGCCAAGGCGACGCCTTCGAGTACTACGAGCAGATCCGCGGATTGCAGAGCGTCGAGGTTCCATCCTTGCTCGGTCGCACAATGAGCTACCACCTCTATGCAAGCACGTTCGCTGCCATTCCTGGCATGATCCGCAAGATCACTCAGGCCTAAGCGAGAGGCGGTACCGCCATGGCGGTATTCACAGTTATTAGCCACCAGCGTCTGGACGACTACGCCGTTGTCCAGACGTTGACTGGCACTGACATTGAAGTCGGTCAAAGCATTACGCTTGCTGGTTTAGGTCACGGCCTCAACGGCACACACGTTGTCCTTGCTTGCCCTCAATACGAGTACATTGGCACCGACTCTGAGACTGGCGAACTTCTTTTTGACCCGAACATTCCGCATCCTAACCAGTTGCTTTTCCGTGATGAAGGAGACGACCTTCAGTTCAGCGCTGCACTGCCGACAGGCACCTGCACATGGACGCTGACCTGCACTTGGGTCACGGCTACGGACATTGAGGACTATGTCGGCATTGGAACGGCCTCTATTGAAGAGGCCGCATTCTTGACTCAGTGCGCTGCAGCTTGTAACGCGTTTGCGTACCGTCGTAGATACGAGGCGGGCTACCTGCAGGACAGCCTTAGCACTGCTCCATCTGGTGACGTCAAACTTGGCACCATCATGATTGGCGCTGCCTACTACAGGCAGAAGGGCAGCTTCAATACCATCGCCACCTTCGACGGCATGGGCGCACCACCATCCACCGGTGTCACCCCAATGGTCATGCAGCTGCTCGGCATCAACCGTCCGCAGGTTGCGTAATGGCTTACACGGATCTATTCAACGAGGCCAGCGACGACCTCACCGCAACGCTGTCAACCATCACAGGTTTACGCGTCGTGACAGATCCGAAAGCCATCAACCCACCGTGTGCGTTTCTTGATGCCCCATCGTTTGACGCACTCAACTACAACATCGTCCGCATGACTTTCCCTGTCCGTGTAATCGGCACAGGCCCTGTGGACCTCAACGGTCTTCGTGTTCTACTCAGCATCGCAGCTGGGTTGCTCACAAAGAATGTGGCAGTCCTTGACGGACGGCCATCAGTACTCAACATCGGCGGTCAGGACTACGGTTCATACGACCTCACTATTGCAATGCAGGCACAGACATCATGACTGATTACATCGTAAACTCGCATCGCGTCGGCACCGTCGGCGAGAAGCTCAAAATCAACAAGTACATCACCGAGAAGGTGATTGACTATTTGCTGAAGGCAGGCTTTATCTCTGAAGCCCCACAAGCACCCACAAAATCTGCTAAAACAGAACCCAAGCAAGAACTCACCGAGGAGTAAACCCCATGTCTGCTACAACGACCACATACCTTTCCAACCCAGACGTCCTCATTGGGGCCGTGTCTCTCCGCGACCAGTGCAGTGCAGCAACGCTCACACGCACAGTCGAGGCTCTTGAGTCCACCGCGTTTGGTGACTTGGCTCGCTTCTATGTCGGTGGCCTTGAAGCCAACGAGCTCACGCTTACCCTCTACATGAGCTACGCAGCGTCAGAGACCTACGCAACTCTTGCCAGCCTTGTCGGTACACAGTTCAACGTCATTGTCTCGCCATCTGCACCAACAACACCAGGCACCTACTCGGCAACTAACCCCGGCTTCACGTTGACCGGTGCCTACCTTGCATCGTTGCCAGTAATCAATGCGACGATGGGAGAGCTCAGCACGATCGACATCACCATTCAGGGTGGATCGTACTCAGTCGACGTGTCCTAATCTAACAACTAAGGGAGAAACAAAATGAAACTCACACTTCGTGTGGACTTCACGGACGGCGCGCAAGCAACCGTCACCACCAACCTCTGGGTAATCACCCAGTGGGAACGCAAGTACAAGTCCAAAATCACACAGATGGCCACCGGCATCGGCGCTGAAGATTTAGCCTTCCTCGCATACGAGGCATGCAAGGTTTCTAACGTGGTTGTAGACGCAGCCTTTGACTCTTTCATCAAGAAGGTGGACAAGGTTGAAGTGCTCGACACTGAAACCGAAAACCCTACCCAAGGGGAACCCAGCGCCGACGCCTAGCAGAACTGCTAGTAGCGACGGGCTGGTGGCCCCCAGCCATTGACTTCGACACCAACGATCTAGCGACCGTTGTCAAAGTCCTAAACGAAAGCCGCAAGCAATGACAGTCGAGATGCACTACGAGGTCCACGGACTCAAGCAGGCACTTTCTGAACTGTCCCGCGTGGACCGCCGTTTGCGTTTACAAATCACCAAAGACTTTAAGCAGCTGACCAATCCGCTGGTGGCTGACATTCGAAGTGAAATTCCAAAAGACCCACCCATTTCTGGTATGGGTCGAAAGTGGGTTACTCAAAGCGGCTACCAATTGTTCCCATGGAATGGGTCTGCAGCAATGACCATGGTCAAGCAAGCGGTTAGCGCCAAGAAGCCCAAGGAGTTTGCCGGCATCGTCCGCAACCTTGCGGTCTTTTCGGTCAAGTGGCAGGGCATGGCTAACACCGTGTATGACATGGCTGGCCGTCGCAATCGCAACGTGCTCGGTGATCGTCTTGCAGAAAAGCACGGCAAGCCCTCTCGCATTATGTACCCAGCGTTTCAACGCCACGAGGGCGAGATCCAGCAGGGCATGCTTGACATCGTGGAGAAGGTTGGCAACGCCGTAAACCGCAACCTGAAGGTAACTCCAAGATGAGCATCATTCTCAACATCGTCGCAGACGCAAACCTCAAAGGCATTAAGAGCGCCATTAAGGAATTTGAGAGCCTTAAGACCAATGGGGAGAAGGCGTCGTTTGCAATCCGCAAGGCAGCGCTTCCAGCTGCTGCCGCTGTAGCAGGTCTTGCCGCTGCAGGTCTTTCGGCTGCTAAGGCTGCGGCCGATGAAGAACTAGCCATGAAGAAACTGGCGACCCAGATCAACAACTCGACAAACGCGACGACCGCACAGATAAGCGCGAATGAGGCTTTTATCGGTCGCCTTCAGTACACCGCGGCTGTGTCGGATGATGAGCTTCGTCCAGCCCTGTCCTCGTTGGTTACGGCCACGCAAGATCTCCAGCATGCACAGCGTTTACTAGGCGTTGCACTAGACGTGTCCGCAGCAACTGGGATGGATTTGGGGTCAGTCTCTCAGGCGCTCTCCCGTGGGTTTTCTGGAAACATGCGGTCTCTCGCAGCATTGTCGCCAGAGCTAAAAACTGCAATTAAGAACGGCGCCGACTTTTCAGACGTGCTCAAGATCCTTGAGAGCAACTTTGGCGGGGCATCAGATGCAGCTGCTAACACTGCAGCTGGCGGTCTGAAAAAAATGCAGATTGCGCTTGATGATGCTCAAGAAACAATCGGCATGGCCCTAGTTCCCTACCTCGTCGAGTTTGCTGACGCTCTTGCAGGTGCTGCCAAATTTGTTAGGGAAAACACCCCGCTAGTAATTGCGTTTGCCATCGGTCTTGGCGGTCTCGCCACCGCGCTATTGGCAGTGAAAGCCGCAATGGTTGTTTACAACGCCATCGCTGCGATTACTACGGCAGCAAACACGGCTCTTGCTATCTCAGGTTTCGCCGTCCAGATTTCTACGGGTGTGGGTATTGCCACAGCCATTGCTGGCGCTGCCGCGCTTGTTGCTCTTGGAGTCACAATTAGAAACGCAACAAAAGCCCAGAATGATTATGCAAACGCGACCAACAAAGCAGCAGAAGAGACCGGCTACTTAAAGAATCAGATTGACAAGGCCCGTGAGGCTGCCGACAAGGCTCGCCAAGCTGAAGCAGCAGGCATTGCAGCAGCAGAGAAAGCAAAAGCCGCATCCGACAAAGCCAAGGCCGCTGCTAAAAGTTTGTTTGAGTCAACGAAGAAAGCAATCGAGGCAGGCAAGCAAGCGCTACGCGAATACGCCTCATCGCTCGCTGACGCGGTGCGTGGGTGGATTTCGCTATCAAGCGCCGTAAGCAGCGCCACCGACTCTGAGAACACCTATCAGGACGCTCTCAAGGAGCGCATGGACGCCTATGAGGAACTAAACAAACTCCAAGCCAAGGGTCTTTACACCACCGAGGAAATGGCTGCCGCTACCGAGCGCGTCGCCAAGGCAGAGGCTGGACTGAACACAGCGCAATCTCAGCGCACCAACTACTCCCAGCAGTTTGCCGAGCAGATTGCAGCAGCCAAGAAATTTGGCGGCCAACTTCAGCAACTTATCGCAGCAGGTCTTGGCAGGTCAGGGCTGGCCCAGCTCATGAACCTCGGACCCGTGGCTGGCTCTCAGGTCGCCGCTGATCTTCTTGCCGGCACTGGCGGGATGACAGTGGCAAGCCTGAACGCAGACCTTGGCGCCATTGACACAGCCGGTGAAGCGCTCGGCGGGGCAGCCATCGCTGGCGACATGTCTCTGCTTAATCAGGCTTCTGCCACTCGCTCTGGAAACACCATCAGCATTACGGTGACCAGCGCCGACCCTAACGCTGTAGTCGCAGCACTTCAGAAGTACGTCCGTACCTCAGGACCGGTACCTATTCGAATTCGCAATCCATAATGGGCACTCAAGTCCTTTGGGAGTTTCGCAACGTCGAAACAAGCACGGAGTTTACAGACGACGTCTTGTCTGCTTCTGTAAACATTGGGCGACAGACTTACATGGACGTCTACAACGGCGGCTCATTAATGGTCAGTATCAACAACAACACCAACGCGGCTGCTGGTTTCCAAGTAAACAATCAAATTCAACTGAGCGACCCTGTGTCTGGATACTCGGTAATTTTTTGGGTTGATGAAATTCAGTTTTCAGATCATCCGGGCAACACGGGATTATCGACAGCGACGATTATCTGCTCTGACGCTGTAACCCGCTTAGGCCGTCGTCTCGCTACCAACGTCACGCTGACTCAAACAACAGCAGCTCTACAAGCCGAGGAATTAAACGAAGCGATGGAGCCGACCATCGTTTCCATCTCGGGGGTCTCTAATGGCTCAGAGGTTTCAGCGACTACCTACAGCGGTGCTCCAATGCAGAGAATTAACCAGTTAATTTCTACGGAGCGTGGAATCATTAGCAACTTTGGTACATCAATCGCATTTTTTTCGCGAACAGCCATTTCGAGTATTGGTGTTTCTGCCATCACCTTTGGCCGTTCTGCGTCAAGCACTCAGATTGGGTACCAAGAATTTAGTCGCACCGCACTTGGTCAGAACTTCATGAACAATGTGACAGTGACGCCTACTGGCGGCGCTGAGCAAATTGGACAGAATCAAGAGTCCATAGACCTTTATGGATCTAACTACTACTCGGTCAGTTCTGAAGATGCCACCAACGCACAAGCATTAGGGCTGGCCCAGTGGCTTGCTAACTCCCAGTCCGATCCTTCGTCTCTGCGTTTTGAGGTGGGCTTTACTGACAGGTCTCAAACAGAAGCGGCAATGGATGCGTTCCCGTTTCTTCTGATGGAAGGTCTCAGGTTCCAAATGAACTGGCGCGTTCCTGGAGCAGTCTCTGACGTTTCGGTCGGTGTAATCATGGAGGGTTATTCGTTGTCAATTACCCCGAGCGAAACAGACTTTCGGATTTACTTTTCACCGATAACCCTTTATCAGTTCTTTACACTGGATTCAGCCACTCTCGGCGTCCTCGATACTTCACGATTAGGTTGGTAACCACATGACTTTTCCATCATTCTCATCAGGCGAGGTTCTTCGCGCTGCGGACATGAACGCTGTCGGCTTGTGGCTTGTCAAGTCACAGACCGTCGGCTCGGGCGTCGGTTCTGTTGCCATAACTGATTGTTTTAACTCGGACTACCGGAATTACCGCGTGACCTTTGAAGGCGGCGTGCAGTCTGTAAACGACAACGCATTGCAACTACAATTTGCAGCCGCTACTGGTCATTATGCGTCAATGCGTTATGACGCTTTTAGTGGTGTTGGCTCGGGGACGCTTCCCAGCTTTAATCAAACTTTTGCGTACTTTGGTCTCAGCGGTACAGCCAATCAATGCACCTTTTCAATAGATGTTTACGCACCAAACCTTGCCGAAATTACAAAATACTCAGGAATGTTTACAAGCAACAATTTCTTTGGTACTGGTGGTGGTCTTTATTTCAGCACGGCTCAACTCACAGGTTTCACAATTATTTTTCCCGGGTTTACCAATACTGGCGGAATTGTAAAGGTCTACGGATACAGGAACTAAGACATGACACGACCACTTATTCAAATTGACGACGAAGTCCGCGAAATGACGGACGAAGAATTTGAGAACTATGAAGCGCTTAGTGCTCACGCTGTCTCTCTTGCTGATCCTGAGTAGCTGTGGCTACGACGGGTCATACCGGTACCCCTGCCAAGACCCAGCCAACTGGGAGACCGCAGACTGCAACCCCCCAATCTGTGAACCGTCAGGCACATGCACAAAGGACTTAATTGATGCCACCATCAGTACGACAACACCCTGACAAGCGCCACACGCCCGAGGAAATCCACGCACGTCTTATCTTCATTATCGGCATCACACTGGCCGTGGTGTTTGCAGCATCCGTGCTCTCGATGCTGTACGCGCTCATCTTTATTACCCAGCCGATAATCAACCAATCGCCCAATGACGCTGCGTTCATTGACCTCGTCTCGACGCTGTGCGTGTTTATGACGGGGAGTTTGGCAGGGGTCTTAAGTGCAAATGGTTTGAAGTCAAAACCAAAGGAGCCAACCAATGCCCCGTAAGTATCCCTTTTATCCAGCGTGGGACGGCAAAAAAGCATCCCCCGTCACCGTCAAACTTATGGATCTCTGCAAGCGCCGCTGGGGGTTTACAAACCTCGGCATTTATGCCAATCGCCAGATGCGAGGCTCCAACAATCTTTCAGTGCATGCCACAGGTTTCGCCGTAGACATCGGCTACGGATCAGGCAAGGACGCCCGTGCTAAAGCGGTGCAGGCATGGGATTGGTTCTTAAAGTATTCCGAGGAGCTGCGTATCTGCGAGATACACGATTACGCATACAAGGACTGGGGTCGCGGGTACAGGTGTTCGCGCGGGGCTGGCACCAAAGGGGTAAAAATTTTTACGGCCACAGACAACGCAGGCACACCCGGACCCACTTCTACGTGGCTCCACGTTGAGGTCTCTAATGACTGGGCCTCGGCGGAGGCTTTCGAGGCTGCATGGAGAGCGCTACCTAAGCCATAGGACTCTTGCCGGCGACGGGACATCGCCCGCGAGATTAGGGGGTGGGGTCGATGTTTCTCCCCGATCCTGCCCCCGCCCCCTCGGGGTGCTTGACATGTGTTTACACGCTCGCTACTGTGTTTACACACGGGGTGCCCGCCCCGCCTACATAGGAGAAACACAATGCCAGAAATGGATCTAGTCCACAGCCAAATTCTTGAGGGATACTGGTGGGGCCTTGACGCTTACGAAATCGCTGAGCAGCTTGGCGAAGACCCACGCTGGGTCGCAACCGTTACCGACACCTTCCGAGACTTGGGGTACTAATGAACTACTCAGACCTGCCACTATTCGCCGGCATTGAGGAGCGTCCACCAGTGGACCGCAACGTCACCCGCACAGGACCTCAG